CGAGGCAACACTCTAATGGAGGCAACAAATGACTGATGAAGATCAGGTAAATGATGTAACTGAGACATCTGAAAATAATTCTCTGGATAGCAATGAAAATCGTGGTTTCTCACAAGATGAAGTCAATCGTATTGTAGCAGATCGTGTCGCACGTGAACGTAAAAAGTTCGAAGGTGTAGATGTAGATCAATACAAGAATTGGCAACAGCAAGAAGAAGACCGCAAAATCGAGCAACAAAAACAACGTGGTGAGTTTGAAAAGATTTTGAAAGACCAAGCTGATAAGTTCAGCAATCGTATTTCAGAACTTGAAGGCACACTAACAAAAGAAAAAGTAGATGGAGCATTGTTAAATGCCGCATCTAAAAATCGTTCAGTTGCTCCAACTCAGGTCGCAGACCTATTGAAGAATCGTGTTCGTTTAAACGAACTAGGGCAGTCAGAAGTCATCTCAGATGATGGCACACCACTGTATAAAGATGATGGTTCTCAAATGGGCGTTGATGATCTAGTAAAAGATTTTCTAGCTACAAACCCGCACTTTGCGGCTCCTAGTGCATCAGGCACAGGTAGCACAGGTAAAGTAGGAGGCGAGGTGCGTTCAAACGATTTGGATGTATCTAAACTAGATATGAGCAACCCAGACCACAGAGCGAAATACGCAGAGTGGAGAAAAAAGCAGGGTATGCTTTAACTTAACGCCAGAATAGGAGAATTATCATGGCTAACTCAACAACAACTACATTAAATGATCTGTTACCGTCAATCGTAGCAGAAGCAATGTTCCAAGCACAAGAACAATCAATCATGCGTAACCTAGTGAAAAACTTCACAATGGGTAACAACAACGGTAAAACAATTACTGTTCCAAAATACGCACCAGTAACAGCTATCGACGTAGCTGAAGGCACAGACCTAACAGTAGCAGGTGAAGCAACACTATCAACTGACTCAGCAGTTCTAACTGTATCAGAAGTAGGTGTAATGGCAACTGTAACTGATCTAGCACTACGCACATCATCATCAAATGTTGTAGCAGATGCAGGTCGTCTAATGGGCGAAGCAATTGCGAAGAAAATGGACCAAGACTTGATCGGTGAATTCGCAAACTTAGCGGCAGCAATCGGCACGGCAGCGGCGCCAATGACAGCGGCACAAATCTTTGAAGCAGTAGCAAAACTACGTAACAATGGCATCTCAGGCGCAGATATCTTCTGTGTTGTAAATCCATTAGTTGCATACGATATGAAATCAACTCTATCAGGCACATTCCAAGGTCACGCAGGTGATTTGTCAAATGAAGCACTACGTACTGGTTATGTTGGTCAAGTTGCAGGCGTTCGTATCTTTGAATCAGCAAACGTTGCGGCACCAGCAGGCGACTCAGTTGGTGGTATCTTCCACCGTGATGCACTAGGTCTAGCAACAATGCAAGACATTCAAATTGAGCAACAGCGTGATGCATCACTTCGTGCAAACGAATTGGTAGCAACAGCAGTATATGGTCATGGTGTTCTATATGACAACTACGGCTTTACAATGAATGCAGACTCTTCACTACTAGACGCATAAATTTAACTTAATAATGAGAGAGGGGAAATTCTCCTCTCTTACTTGCATACTAGGAGAACGCATATGGCAATGTCAACAGACGACAATTTAATAGAATATCAAGCAGACATCTTAGAATATGGTATTGATGATTTTGATTCATATCATGCAAAAGCACGTGAAGACATCTTACGCAGATTACGAGATGAATGGTGGGTTCGTTCTAGAAATATGACTAACTTTGATATTTCACGTTCTCTACCAAGTTTGGAAATGGATGCAGACCGTCTTACAGAATCGCAGTTTACACGTTGTGCTGTGTATCGTGTTCTTTCAGAATACGCTCTACCACAACTAACAAAGTGGAATGCTAGTGGTGATGAAGACAAGTTTCAAGTAATGATGATGCACTATCGTAAAAAGTATGATGAAGAATTTAACTCTGTCTTACGTGATGGGGTAGAGTACGATTTCAACAATGATGATACTGTATCACAATCAGAGAAACAACCATTCCATACAAGAAGGTTAGTTCGCTAATGAAGATGAATTTATCTGACTTTAAACGCTTTACAGATTCTTGGAAACGCAAGATGGATAGAGCAATTCCACGGGCACTAAATAGAAGTGGAAACAAAGTTAGAGATTTAATTCTTGATCGCACAAGTAGAGGTGTAGGTCTTAATGGACGATTTAAGCGTTACTCAAAAGGTTATGCTGATTATCGTTCTGAACAGGGTAGAGGTAAGACACCAGACTTAAACTTTTCTGGTCGTATGCTTTCTAATATGGACGTTGAAAAAGGTGGCACTAATAAAGTGTTAGTCAATTTCAAACGTACTCAAGAAGCAAAGAAAGCGGCTAAAAATCAAAAGTCAAGACCATTCTTTGGTGTTAGACCACAAGAGAAAAAGTTCGTTGCGGCGGCTTTTAGAAAACAGTTAGAGAGAGACTTATGAGCAAAACAAGTTATAGAGAAAACATAGCAAAAGATATAGTATCTACACTACGTTCAATCAAAAGCATTAAGTTCGTAAGCAGAGAAATTTTTGAGATCGATGAATTGTCAGATGCACAAATTCCAGCAGTTCTAGTTCAGAGTGCTAGTGAATTAAAAGCAGATCAGACAATCGGTCATAATAGATTAGGCACCGTCGAATATGTGCTTACTGGTTTCGTTAAAGGAAAGTATCTTGATACAGCAAGAAACAAACTAGCAGACGAAATCGAAACACAATTGTATGTCAATGCTACCAGAAATGGTTATGCAATAGATACACTTGTTACGGAAATCAACACCGATGAAGGCGTGTTGTTTCCTCTAGGTGCAATTCAAATGATTGTGCGAGTAGAATATTATCACAGTGCAGGTGATTTAAACAAATAACGGAGAAAACAAATGGCAGTATTAAAAGGTAAAAACGGTGTTGTTAAAGTTGGGACGGTAGCAGTAGCAAACGTAACATCATATTCAGTATCAGAAGAAGCAGACATGCTAGAAACAACATCTATTGGTGAAAGCATCAATGGTAGAACATATGTTCCTGGTCTACGTCAAATCACAGGTTCAATCGATTGTAATATCGATCCAAGTGACACAAATGGACAGATGCTATTAGAAGTCGGCGCCACAGTTGGTATCGTATTAGAACTTTCAACAAATGTATCACTACAAGGCGATGTTATCATCACTGGTTCATCAATTGAAGTAGGTGCGGCAGACTTGATCACAGCATCATTTGACTTCCAGACAAATGACACAGGTGGTTATAGCAAAACTGGTCTACTAGGCGACATTAACGAAGACAACTAAGAGGTAATACATGAGTATCATTAACAATGCAACAAAGCATTTCAAAGACAAATTAGCAAATGGATTAGAGTGGGTAGAGGTTCCTGAATGGAACTCTAAAGTCTGGTTTAGACCAAGTGCAAATTTAAAAGAAACAGAAGCAGTTGTAAAACTGCATCAAAGTGGTCAAGTAATGGAAGCATTAGCGACAGTTCTTATTATGAGAGCATTAGATGAAGACGGTAACAAACTATTCAAATCAGCAGACAAGTTCGAGCTAATGAGTAGTGTTGATCCAGAAGTTGTCATTCGTATCGCTTCACATATTATGAACGCCGAACCTACTGTTGATGATATAGCAAAAAACTAAAATCCGACACTGACTTATTTTTTAGGTTTCAGTTGGCAGAACATTTACACAAGACAGTAGATGAAGTTAACGAAATGTCAGTGTCGGAGTTTCTAGGATGGTCTACATATCTTAACATCAAAGAAGAAAACGCTAAACGGGGTAGGAAAAAATAATGGCAGATACTAATATCAAAATCGAGATTAGTGCGGTTGATAACGCAAGTAAAGCACTAGCAAAGATACAAAAACAACTAGCGCCGATGAAGAATAAAGTTGGTAAAGTTGGCACTGAGTTCGATAAGGTTGATAAAAGTATCAAACGTTCAAGCGGCTCATTTGGAAAATTTAAAGGTCTACTCGCAGGTGCAATTACAGTTGCGGGTATCACTTCATTTACAAAGTCAGTAGTAGAAGCAAGTTCACGTGCTGAAGACTTAAAAACTACATTAGAAACTGT